AGCGATTGGACTCATCATGGGAGAGAACCGAACACTACAAACTCCTGAAGGTTAAGTATTAGTAACGATGACATTAACAGAAAAGGAAAGCGTGAAAGGTATTAAGGCGATCGAGAAAGAATTTCCAGGGATGGGAATTAAATTGAAAGAAGCTGGATTGATAACAGAATCAAAATATAAAGTGCCAACGGTAAGGAGTATAAAGATATGAAGTTTAAGTGTAGTGATGTTGTAAGATCAAAATATTTTATTGGGCAAAATTTCGTAATCACAAATACTTATTGTAGTTATAATTATGGCGCCTGGAATGTATCATATACAATCTGTGGATTAAAAACTGGTGTTATAGTAACAAAAACGCCAGAGGATGATTTGGAATCAATAAATTCAAAGGAAGAAAATAAAATGGAACAAAAAACAAAATGGTATAAACCTTGGACTTGGTTTGCAAAAGAAACAAATCTAGAGAAGGAAAGAATGGATCAAATCGCAATAGATCAAGCACAAGAATTAGCTGTGAAGATGGAAGAATCTCTTACGAGCATGAGCGATAAAGTTGCTAGTGTGGATACATACACTCCACCGCGAAGCACACTAAAAAAGAAAGCCGTTAAAAAATCAGCATCTAAGAAAAAAGCTGCCAAGAAAAAACGAGGTAAAAAGTAATGAACATAAAATCATTTCGCAAAGCTCATACAATCGGAGCATTTTTTTCAGCGATGTTTTTGTATAACCAAGCGCATAACATCGCAAGCGGCGGTATATCACCAAATAATAATTCTAAGCGATTAAAGAATTATCCCGCACTACCAGGAACGCGCGAAAAAAGATCAAAAAACAAAATCGCAAAACAATCCAGAATAAGGAATCGCTAAAAATGGCAGAACAAAAAAAACCAGAAAATCAAGCAGGTGAAAAACTTCCCGATATTGTAAGACAATACCAGGATAAAATTTTTGCCGTTGCCGTTCCTTCGATCCTTAAAAATTCAGAACAATGGCTAAACCGTGCAATTTTGGAAATTTCACAAAACAAGGAATTGACTGAATTTGTAACCGGAGCAGGTAAGGGGCAATTCATAGCCAAACTTGCGAAAGCCGCTCAAGTTGGGCTTCAGTTGGGAGGGGTAAAGCCTCACGCCTATTTCATTAATATGGGGGGTCAACTTCGGATGGACATCACCAAGGAGGGACTTGCTCACGCGTGCGTGCACGGTCAAGGTGCAGTTCTCGACCGAGTTCCTGAAATTATCCGAGTTTATGCCAATGATAAATTTACGATCAATCAGGCGGCAAAAACATATACCCACGAATTTGATCCGACATCTCCGCGCGGAGATGTGAAACTTTGGTATACGGTTCTAAATTACAAAAATGGATTTATCGAAATTCCATATGTAACTTTAGAAAAAGTTAAAAAAATCCGTCTAGAATTTTCGCAGGATAAAATCAGTAAAGCATGGAAAACTTCCGAAGAGGAAATGGAAGATAAAATTGCGACCAAGCAATTACTTAAAAAACCATTTGCCGAGGCCGAAGGACTTTCGATGTTAGTTGATTCTATTTTATCCAATGGCCTAAGCGATCCAACAACTTCAAAATCAAACTATTCAAATGAGGATATTTCTAAACGTGCCTCAACCGTAGTTGATACCGCATCCAGTTCTATGGGCAAGGGAACGGAAGTAGATCCACCATCAATTAAAGATGTGACACCTACTAAACCGAAAGAAGAAAAAAAAGAAGGTGACATGTTCTAGATTATTTTTAGAATTAGTTTGAGCGTATTGCAGAAATAAAACGGAGGATACCAATATGAGAAAATAATAATCTAAACCTAACCTGAATTAAATTGTCTAGCCTGGACTTAACATCCAGGCTTTTTTTATAACTTACTTGTTAATCCAGTTTCCGCAATAGCCTTTTTTGCGTTAGATTCTAATTGTGCTAAAACATATTCCCTTGTTCCAAATCTCCTTACCGCGTCTAAAAAGAAATTAACAGGTTTCCGAATGATTTGATTTTTTGTCATGCTTCTAACAAGAGATAATCGTTTATTCCCTGCCCACCTATACCAAATACCCATTCCTCTATTTAATCCCTTAGGAACGCCAATAAAAAACTTTTTATATCCGCCTGATTCTGCATCTGTTTTTATATTACTAATCCAGAATTGTTTTAGCATGATCGTCATTATATTTCCGGCTCGAGAGAATAAAGTTGGAACTGCAATATTACTAAACCCAGATTGTGGTTTAATTGTCGCACCAACTTCCTGGGAAATCATATACCGATTGTTTATGACTGTCCTGGAAAACATTTTTGAAATGTTATCACCTTTCGCAAATCGATCCTGTTTTATTCCTTTGATAGAATATTCTCTCCGAATATGTAATCGTTTTTTAGCGTTAGATTTTGCCTGATTAGCAACGGCATCGGCTGGAGAATTTAAAGACTTAGCAACCGCGACGGGCAAATTTTTCTTATCAATTAATTTTAATGCATTGAGTAAGTTTTTGACATCCGTCTCGGCAGTTATTTTCATTTCTATTCTGGTTCTGGTTCAATCACATCTAACCTAGATTGAATTCCTTTCAATTTATTAAGTTCAATTTGCAAAGTCCACATATAGTTTATTTGACCAAATTCTTCTGAAGTTACTTCCACTTCATTTAAGACTTCATCGGTTCCTATGTTAATTATTTTGAGTGTTATCATATTGAATCCTTATGGTAAATATCTTCTTGCAAATTTATATAAATGAACAACCTGAGATGGCGAATGCGTTTCTGATCCCGTTCTAGGTGTGTCGTTAGTTCCGTCTGTTTTAGGTAAGGACGATTTTGATTGTTTAGCTGGAGAACCCGTAGACGCTCCAACGATATCTGTCGCAAGCCCTGGTAGATCTTCGGTCAATGGACCATATATGAACGTGCTTTCGTTTGTAGAAGTAGCCATACCTGATCCATGAATATGCCCTTGCATATAACCTAACATTCGCAACCCAGGTATAAAAAGACCAGCAGAATCGTTTGCAGAAATTAATGATTTACCACTAACCTGAAATTCTCTTGCCGTAGTAGTAGAACCTGCGATTCTATGAGGAAACAAAGTTATGCTTTGCGTCCCAGATGTTGGCGTTCCAGTTACTGTGACTTCGCGAGTCGTTAGATTAATATTTGTTATAGGATATTCAACATTGTTTTCTGTTAAAGTCCTCCAATTTGTATATCCGCCGTGAACTATTACATCTTTTGCCAAGGCAGCGAGAAGAGCATTTGCCGATGCATTATTTGGAAACGTGACAACAGATCCAGATATCGAACAAGACCAAGATGATACTTCGCCCGATTTTCCCTCTAAATACTTTAATTGCTTCGATCTTAAATGAGGAACTAAATCTGGATAATTTGCCGCATTCAAAACCGTTTGTATATCAATAGATGATAAGCAAATAGCTGGGAAATACGTCTTAGCAGTCGTTATGCTTGTTCCATCCCATGCAACAGGGGCTTTATATGTATCCAAAGAAATGAACTCGCCTATTTCTGATCTCATCTCTTTAGATATTTTAATAATCGATTTTAGAAGAAGTTCATTTGTTCCGGCTGATTCGGTAAAACCTGCTTCATCTTGGACACCCATCAACTCATCTTGGACATCGTTGGCCCAATCTGCTGTTATAACCGTCCCTTGAGGGTTATTTATAACGTCATAATCTTCAAATCGATTTGCTAAGTTTCCTGGTCCTGCTATTACTCTCATAGTTTAATCTCCGTTATATAATTTCTAAATATCGTCTACAGTTCTGCCAACTTCCATTAATCCAACTACACCAACACCGACTACCCCCGACTGCTGAATAAACGCTATGTCAACATAGACAGGTTGTAATCTAAGAGGAAAATATCTTGCAATGATATCTTGTAACTGAGTATATTGAATTTGAGATTCCACTCTTCCCGTAACTCTAAATAACCCAGTTGGATATGATCCATCTTGAAATTCGTTTGGTATCCAACTAGCATAATCGGATACTTGGATTTGACCAACCATTCCTAATCCAACCATGTTAGAATTAGGCGCGCTAAATTCACTTATCTCAATTTGAGGGAAGGTAATATTTACTCTTTCTTTAAGGTATGTTAAATTTTGACCACCTATTGCAGTTGCAATTTGTGAAATCCTAAGCTGTTTATTTATTAATGTATCAGTAGGATCATATTTTACATTAAAATCATCATACCATTTATCTAATGTATCAATCGCATTAATTGGCTGAGATTCATTTATTGAATTTTTTAAATATAACTTCGGCCTTTCCAGTGAATCAGATATTCCTAATAATACATTTTCAATGTCTCCAAATAAAGTAAAAACAATTCCAATAGGGAATAGAGATTTTAATAATCTAAAAATCATTATGCAAAAACAATGGAGGCAAGTTTTGCCAATTCAGAATCTTCTAGTTGGTAACTTACCTCTGGAGATCCGTCAACTTCTAATGTAACCTGCAAAGATTTTACTCCTAGCAAATTTGCTATCGTTATAATATCCGAAGTAGATATTAGATTAGGTGCATCTAGTTCTAATGGAAATAATCTTGGCCTTCTCGAATAACAGTATGATGTAACTTGTTCTCCTATTTGTTGTCTTAGCAATGATTCATTCGGAACTAAATCTGTAATTTCGACATCAACATCCACTTCCGTAAATGCTACCGCTGAAACGTTATCAGACATCGGTTTCCTAATAGGATCATTTAAATAATCTTCCACTTCGGTTAACTTTCCAGAGTTAGGAATTCTATTTAAAGGATCTGGATCGTCAGTAATCGGATAAACGTTTATATAATTAGGTGCAGTTCTAAAAGGAAACGCTTCCGCAATGCCGGATACTTCGGTTGCCCAGCCTATGTAATCAGGAACCGCGCCACCCTGGGGAGGAAGCTGCTGTCTAAATGTTACTCTTCTTCTAAAAGCTTCAATGGTTTCCTGATTAGACCCTGATTGAGTAATTGATGTTACCTCAACTTCCCTATCTACATCGTCGATAGGTGTTGAAAATTCTAATATGTCGGCAACTTCTAAATTATAGTTTGCACCTGGTAAAGTTGCCTCCAATAATAAGGTAGCCGTCCCGCTAGCTATAACAGCAGTTTCTTTTAATACATAAGTCAACCCATCGGATGTCAAAATATTTCCTGCTGTAATGTTTGCACCATCTACACCATTCACAGATGCTTCAAAAATAAATAATGTAGCAGGATTTGGTTTTAATCCATATTCTAAACCTTTCTGAAGTAATGCTTCCTCATCTGAAGTTGAAACAAAAATTTGTCTCCTAACCCATTCCCCATATTTATAAAGACCGTATATAACTCCAGAAATTGCAATGGCTATGATTTCCCATACAGACACAGGGAGTAAAGGTGCTTCTCTGTTTGTTCTATTTTCTATATCGGAAATAACTTGATCTTTTATTTCTTGTAATGTGGGAATTGTTGCCATGACCTTATCCTATTTGCCCTGCAAAACCAAATTCGATTGATTGCGATTTCCAATTCATCCCGAAAGTAAATTCTAAAATGTTTCCATCAGGTTGAGTGATTTGAATACCTATTAAAATATATGTTGCGTTTTGAATTACTACATCAACTTCTAAATCCGAAGCAATGTTTTCACTTAATAAATAATCTAATGCTTGTTTGGTATAGCGTTCGGCTTTGTTACGAGTAGAACTTGTAATCGTATCATTGAATAATTCATGCAATTTTGAAACGATTCTATGAGAAGGTAGTGATAGTTGGTTTCCCCAAAACGGGCCGGAAAATAATGCAATATAGGCAGAATTAAAAATAGCATTAGTTGTCTTAAAATCACCTTTCGACGTGAAAGAAATTTGTCCGCCGTTAGGCGTAGGTGTGAAGAGTAAATCTGCCATTCATTGAAACCTTGAATTAAAATAAAACCCCGTAAACAAGATTTTTTTAGGTTACCGTTCCCGTTCCTGTCGTAGTTCCATTTATGGTATCTGGAGTATTTACCTCTATTCCTGAAGGAACGACGGCATTACCTGTTATCTCTGTTATGATCGTATCTGAAATAATATCGGCAAGCGCATCGGCATAATCCGAATCTGAAATTGGTGCAACTTTCATCGATGCATAAAGAGTTATTAACTTTGCTTTTATATCTGTTTTTAGTCGTGGTTTCGATAGTGCCATATTATATTCCTAAAAAAGTAAATTCCCGAATCTAGTTTTTATGGCATTTAAATTTGTCACGCTAGAAGGATTAACTGTATGATTCGCAGGAGTTCCAAATGTTTTCAATGCAACAATTTCAGCTATCAAATCATAAATCAACCCCTTCAAAGATTCATCAGAATTAAACAACTTAACTTTTCCATTTGTATCTAATAATATTTCAGCTTTTTTTGTCGTGCCCGTTGCATCGGTTGAGTAAATTTTTGTTTGCCCAGCCGTAACGGACACCGATAATTTATAGTTATTCGATGCGACTATTACAGAATACCCCCCTTCAATTTCTTGAATCACACACTGAGATCCAGGAGTGACGCCACCTACAAATCCAGGTAATTGGTAAAACTCAGTTTCCCTAGCAAACTTACCCGACTCGATAGTTTTCACGTTCATGGATTGACCAGGTGCTTGACCGCGTTTTTCAAAAATAAATTTTGCGACTTTACCGATTATGGACATTAAGCAACTGCCTTTTTAAATCGATTAATTAAACCATTGATTGCAGAACTTTCAGAAAGTTTCCAAGGTTCATCTTTAATTGTAGATCCATCAAATGCATTAGGCAAGGCCAACCCTATTACACACTGCTCTCCATTAGTTTCATCTAACGTTAAATTTACGGATTTTATAACAAATTTTGAAGGTTTATAAATCATTGCGTTAGGTGCATACAGTTGGATCATCCCCCCTGGCTGCCATAAATTTCCTTTATAGAACCAAGAGGAAAGAACCACTTCCAATGTCATAGAATCAATTTGATCTTGATTTCTTGCACGTTCGCCATACGCTAACAAATCAGTATTTTCTTTTGACGCTTGAATTAATTTTCTTCTGAATTTTGTCTTAGAATCTAAAACGGTTGCCGATCGAGATCCTCCATTGCCTGAACCGATAATCAAATATTCGGAAAATCTTTTTGATTTATCGTAGCTTGCACGCACCGACAAAACAGGATCTGTATTTGATTCTAGTTCCGCTTGAACCGGATCGGATGAAGATATTTTTTTAAAAGTGCAATTTCCAGCGATAGCAGGTAAACACCAATAGCCTCTCGACGCCGCTTCTTTTGCAACTGCTTGAAATAATTTTTCTCCCTTGTCTACTTTTATGACTGGTATTGGATCACCCGGAGGATCAAAAATCGCACTATCCGTCGATGACTCTCTAATTAATTTATTTGCAAATTGTTGTAATGTTAGTTTACGAAAATACAAATCACCAATGGCATCACTATCAACATAAATTGACAACTTAGATCTTGCCTGAACGTTTACCTCTATTCCTTGATCCGATTCAACTGGCGTTATAATATCAATCGGACCATTCAAAAAGGTAGTTCCAAGATAAGTGATATCTATTATTTCTTCCGTATATGGTTCTAATGCTTCTCTTGCTTCGCTATCATCTGGATTGAATGTTGTATTGAAACTAACGGCAGCACAAGCAGAATCCATTTCATATTTTAAAGATAATCCTTTGTAATTTTTAATCTGATATTTACCAATTTTTATTTCAATCGCATCACGCAAGTTACTAAGGCCAATTAAACCTTCCATATTATAACGTTGTGTTTTTATGAAGTCGCCAACTGGATTCAACATTATGGAATATACCTTACCGTTTTTCCTTCTGGCATGATCAAAATTTCATCGCCAATCAATCTATTATAATCAATGAATGAATTTACTTTGTCAATATCTCCTAAAACTTCATAACAAAATTTTATAGGCGATACATCTTTTTCTAATACAACACTTCTTTCCGTAGGTAAATTAAGAGATCTCTGTATTAATAATCTCTGGCATATATTTATAAATTTTTGAATTTGATAATAAATTTCATAGTTAACGTTGCCACCTAGAAATGTAACTCTATCATAAATTTCTTTTATTTTTAAATTGGATTGATACAATGTTTCAGCGACTGAAATTGCTTCCGTTCGTGTATTTAAATTACCTTCTAATGTAGACTGAATTAATGAAGACATGATTGCAGTTGATACACAACCTTGAATGCTTGCTTCATATGGAGTGATAATCAAATTAGGAGTATTGATTTGTTGCCCAGTAAAGATGAGCATATCGGAATATCCATTAATCTTTGATTCAATAGATGAAATGACTTTCGCAGGTAAAGAAAAAAGAGAATTTAACTCTTGAACTAAACTCGCAGGTTCAGAAACTAAATCGTCAATGTTCCTTTCGATTTCTTTTTGCTTGTTATTAATTTCATCGGCTAACTCTTGAGTTCTAACTCCAAAATTCTTTTCCTGTTTAGAAAATTGGCTTAAAATAGATTTAGTTTTAGATTGGATTCTATTAGATTCTGAAAGAGTAGTTCCTATCTGCCTATTTACCGCACGACCAAAACGCCTAATCGATGTTTCAAACGATAAAGCAAAATCAATCGCATCAATTACAAGTTGAACAATCCCAGCGATATCGTTTAGTATTTGATAAAATGCATTTGCCTCTGGATAATATCGAATAAACTCTATTACAAATATTGCCCTACCCATTCCATCGACAAACTCTTCGGTCTGAGAATAGGTAATTGGAATAACGTCATAAGAACCCCATCTAGGATGGTCGAGAGTTCCTACTCCATTCTCTTCTAATGCTTTAAAAAATCTATCCGCTTCCCGATCGTATTCCTTACCAGTGATGTAACAGGTTAAAGGGAAACGGTTCGCAATATTCCCTAGCTCCTGTTCATTAGTTTCATCTTGATTTGGAAATTCATTTATACCAATCTTCTTTCCACCAGACCGAACTACCGTATCAAAATCGAGAGTAAATACTTTCCTCTTAGGAGATTGGTATTGTAGTTTTTCTAAACGATCTAAATAAGGCATTATCTTGACGCACCTACACCAGTATTTACATTTATGTTAGGCGCAGAACCTTTTTTGTTTACCGAAGTTCCTAATGGAAGGTTATTAAAATTAACATCTAATTGTTGTTTGTTAGTTGTATTTATGTTAGATTGAATAACGCCTTGGTTACTGGATTGCAATGGATTATAATTACCGCTAATATTTTCTCCTGTTAATCCTGGCATATCCATCCCATTTATTTTCATATCAATAGGTTCGCCTGAAATTTTTGATTTAACATATTGATAAGCTTTATAAATACCATAGATACCAGCTACTATTGCAGCGATCGGAATTAGAATTGGTGACAATGCCAAGAGTGCAACCGCTGCTAGCCCTTTCAAAGCGTATTGAAGCAATTCGGAACCGTTATAAAGTTCCATCATATAAGACCATAAATCCTTAGCTTTTTGGACAAGATAATCCCAGTTCTTATACACCAGATATCCTATGGCAACTAACGCAGCTAACCCGATAATAATAAGTCCGATTGGATTAGCTGCCATTGCCGCATTTAGTTTCCATTGAGCAAGTTCCAAGATTGTCATTTGACTAGCCGTTGCAGTTTCAGCCGCTGCCAATGCCATCATGACTCCTTTATTTACACCCACGATGAAATTTAGTGCATTGAATGTTGCAATACCTATAACTAAAGCCGGAATCAATCCGTTATCCCATAAATCGACGGCAGTAGAAACAATGGCATTAAAAACAGTAAAGAAAGTATCTATACGACTCGCAATTATATCTTTGTTTGCTGTTACCCATTCAGTAGTCTTCTTTATAAGTTCCGTGAGTTTTGGAAGTAATGGAAGTAACGCGACATATAAAACTCCTGCGGTAGCTTGTTTCAAATCGTCTTGAGCATCACCAAAAGCCTCGGAAGCCTTAGCAGCATCGGCAGAAATTAAACCATATTTTCTTTTCGCTTCTCTCAACTGATCAATCGTTTCCCTTCCACCTTTAGAAAACTTTATCATATCTTGAGCAGCACCACCGAAGGCAGCCGTAGCCAATGCAGCGCGCGTAGACTCATTTGTTTCTTTTGAAATTGCATCCGTCAAAAGTGTGAAAGCCTCTTCGGAATTCTTTGCACCTTTGACCTGTTTTAATAATTCTGGATTTGATTTTTGCAAATATTTTCCAAGTTTACCTTGTCCTACTTGCAACTTCCCTAAGTTAGTTGACATAGTTTGATATGCTGAATTTAACTGTTCTACGTTCGAACCTTGTTGACCCGCAACATATTCTAATTCTTGCAATGACTCAACTGATAATCCTAATGTAGCCGATGTTTTTGCTACCCTATCTCCAATGGCTGCAAACTCATTTATCTTGTTTGCAATGGTTGACGTTGCCATAACGGTAAAGAATCCAGTTGCAACATTCTTTAAATTCAGAAATGATGAACCGAGTTCCTTATCCATTTTAGAACTTAAAGCCGTAACTTGGCTACCGATCTTTTTGAATTTCTTTTGATCGGAATCATCAATTTTAAAAACTAATCCAAAAACATTAGGTCTTGCCATTAGTTAACCCCGCGAAAGATTCTCGATCGTGTTTATTTAGTTCGGTTGCTCCGCTATAAAAAAATATAAGTTGTTTTTTCTTTAATTTCATAACGTCACCTAACGACTTAAACCGATCAACCGTAGTTAGAATCATTGCACGTAGCAAAGATTCTTCTATGACAAAAAATCAGTGATACTCACCAACACCCCAAAATCTCTTTTTTTAATTTCGTTTATATCGCCCGGTTTACAATTACAAATTTTATTCAAAAATAAAATGCAACGATCAATAGACATTTTTTTAAGGTTTACTTTTGTATCACCTTTTTTGTCTAAATTAACGTTATCACCTTTCGAAATTTCCTGTAATTCACCTGCACTTGGTTCAGGGAATACTATTTGTTTTAGAGTTCCTACTGGTTTTTCAAGCGTATAATTTAAAGTAGATGTTTCCTTATCAAATGAAAGATTTCCTCTTTGAATAGAATCCTTGAATATGATTTTTTGCTCTTCGGTCAATGATCCAAATTCTTCTTCGATTAGATCAATCTCATTATTTGCAGTTTCAGCATCCACTTTGAATTTAGATTTTTCTTTTAAATTTTCTTTCTGGTCTTTGAAAAGTTTAGCTTCTTCCATTTGTTCCTCTTTATTTTCAAAAACCATTTAGAAATAAAATGTCAATTCTTTTATTAGAATTTATGTTTGTTCGAATTTTTCACCTTTCATCGCGATTTCCATTGTTCCATCGCCTGAATTTGGATTCAATTCACCTTCACCCGCAAGCGAACCATCGTAGACTACACCGTCAGATTTTGTTATTTGAACAGGGACAGTTTCGCCACTAGTCCAAATCTCTTGAAGAAATTCTACATCCAAACGGCTTGAATCAATGGAAATAGGAAGACCATCAAACCCGCCTAACTTTCTTCTAAGATTAGTATGTAATTTACCATTCCCCGTAGGGAGGTTAGTTGGAACATTACCAGATAAATAGTAATTCATTGTTCCTTCATTAGCCGGATCAAAAGATCTACCTTTGATTAAAATTTGTTGAATATCACCGCCGCGAATATTTCCCATATTGACTCCTTAAGTAATGCGGGTTATACTCCCGCACCTATTCCCCAGTTATATTTTCCTGCTATGATTTTCAATCCTGCTGCAAGATCGTCTTGGATAGAAAGATCTATTCTCCCACCATTGCCTGAATTAATTTCAGATACGATTGAAGATACAACGGCATCTCTATTTTTTGTTAGGCCACGAGGGACCCATAAATCATCCACAAGTTTCTTTAGAGTGCCCGCGCAAAACTTCGGACGGATTGCATATTCTAAATCTACTGTGGAATTATCATCAACCACAACACCGTTTATAAATGGTTCAGTGCTGAAAACTTGATCCATGGAATAGATTTTTGTTTGCAAGTTTGAAATAATTTCCGTAAATCTTAGATCAGTTGTTTCCGCACCTAAGTCCGTAGTTTTTCGAGTCGTTACTAAGTCTTCGATTACAAATTGACGATCTGGAGAAATAGAAAGAGTGGTGCATCCAGCTTTAACAAGCGCATCTTTCGATTCATAAGACCAATTTACAAGAGAGTTTTTAACTCTTACTCCTGGGATAGCTTTTCCTCGGATCGGTCTGCCTGGATTAGCTTGCCACCATAGAGCAGCGAAACCACATACATAAGCTGACATTAAATATGAAGTTGTATTGGATTCAAACGTTGGAACAAATGTAATCGCTTCGGAGTTTTTCACCGTTCCTGTTGCAAGATATGTATCGTATGATTCATTATTTGGAACGAATCCTATAAATGGTTTTTTGACTGAAGGTGCAATTCTTGCGGTATAAAAATCTCTAAGTGCATTTAAGTTGGTTGAATCAACGTAAGGCGAATGAATGTCTGTATAGAAAACATTGCCAAGTCCAGTTAAAGCGGTTGAAATATCTGGATTATTTGCACCCGCCGTTAGTTGGACAATAGCAACCGATAAGCCCGCTGGTATTGATTCATTTTCTGTATCAATATTCAATTCAATATCAATCGAGTTCCCAACTACCCCAGCATTTTTAGCAGTTAAATCTAAATCTGGTGTGTTGAAATCGGATGTTAAAGGCAGGTCAAGCGATGCATTAATGATTGTTTCAAGTGCTGCTGTAAGTGCCGCGCCAGTATCGTCGATTGCTACCGTTTGAGTTATTCTCGTTCCACTGATATAAAATACTAATGTTCCCGCTGCCGTTGCCGTGCCCGTGATCGTAATAGAACCTTCCGCTTCCGCGCCTGATCCATGGTCAGCTACTGGTAATGCATAAATTGGAATTGCAGAATTACTACCCGCGCGCGCTCGTTTGATTTGAAGAGCAAGGAGAGATCCTCGACCGTAAAGAGTATCCTCTTGACCTTCGCTAGAAATTCTTTGTGCTACGTTTGGCGTAGGCGTTTTATCGCTGTTATACTGTCCAATAATTACGATCGATCTAGGAGTAATGAGATTCCCCACTCCTAAACGAACGTTTTTTGTTTCCACAAAATTACCACTTGCGGCGGCGTTAGATGGGACTAAATCAAATGTTACCATTTTAAACTCCTAAAATTCATTAAAAATAATTTTGTTTTATTCGGGAACATAATAAACATATTCCGTTGTAAAATATTTTGCATCAACTGAAATGATTTCTAAAAGTTGATTGATAGGATCATTATCGTCGGCATTTGCTTTTTCTTGCATTCCCGGTGGTCTATACGGTAAGTCCATGGAAAAACTTAAAGTTGCACCAATTAAACTTTCTTCGCTTTTATCTTCATTCGCAGGAAATAAATTTACAGTAGGCCATGATTTACTTCCTAGTTCTGAAATCTTTTTCCCAAAATGAGAATTATCTAAACGGTATAACCCATTTTTTACTTGTTGAATCAAATATTTCAAACGACGAATTGCAACTTGCTCAGATAGTTCATCCTGGTCACCCTTTGCCCTAACTATCATGTCAATGTTATACGTGCAGGTTTCCGTGGCCTGTTTATTTACGGCACCATTTTTATATTTTGAATCATTGAAATAAACAGAAACCAACGGAATAAAAGTCGGAGTTGTCGAATCTTGTTCGTTAGATACTCGTTCTCTTAATTCAGGCAAATGAATCATATCTTGAGTGATCTCAAAATTTACCTTCTCATCTATAGCAATTTGGGCATCTCTATATTCTTTCAAAGATTGAACAATATACTCCTGATAAACGTCGAATAATCCTCTTGGATCAACTGGCATTATACAATACCTCGACGTTTCTGGATTGTTCCGGCGTTCATATTGGAGACTGATTCAATGTCAAAAGTTAAAAAGCCCAAAACATGATCGTTCTGAATATTTTTACATACCCCTTCAATCAAATTCGAATTTATATCGTTGGTTTTAACTGGCATATTTTCGGAAATTGCAAAAGGTAAAGTAGAAATTCTTACAGAAATAGCCGTTCTATTTACTACGGATCTGAGATTGTTTTGAGGGTTTTTTATGGTTCCTACGCGGTTTAATTTACCGCGCAAAGGATCGCCATTTATGTCGGTAGAAGTCCATACGCCTGATCCAATCGACTGAATAGAAAAAGGCACGCCGAAATCATCACCTGAAAGTGTAATTGCAAGATCTGATTCGGCTAGTTCTCTTACTGACATATGTTAGATGGTTATTGGACTTCGTCTTTAACGATTCCCTTATTTTCTTTAGAACCTTTATATTTTTTTTCAATTAGATTCGGTTGTCCTTCTTCCGTAACTACAGGAGCAATCGCGGCCTCTTGGATAATACCTTTCGTTAGGAATTTTTCAAAAGTTCCTTCTTTTTTCCATTTTTCAATAACGGCAGATGGAATTTCTTCCCCTGCACTTAAAGATTTATAAGGCTTCCCGCCTAAACCGATGGATGTTTTTTTCGATACATAATAAGCCATTTTTTTATCCTTTTGTAATAGGGCTATTTCTAGCCCTATCTATTTTTTGTTATGTGAGCATGTCCGAAATAGTTCCGGCAGCATCGATTTCAACTGGCATAGTAAGAGGTGCAGATTGAACACCAGCATAATATAATCCACGTTCTACGAGAGCAAACGGAGTAATTTGACCTTGAATCAATTCAGGGAATTGAGGCATTCCAAGTTCAGCATATTGCATTTCATAGAATGGGAGAACTTCCGTAGCCGCATATGCCATAACTCGACGTGCTTCCGCATTGAAGATGACGACTTTTTCGGTTCCAAGGTAATCAACCGCAGTTCCACTTGAATCTTCGTAGAAATCATCGTATGTATATAGATCCAAACGATATCCTGTAAAGTTAAATGTTCCTTGGTATGTGAAACCTTCCATTGGTGGACCTTGGTTAAGCATACCAGGTGCAATGAACGGAGGCGCGTTATTATATTTTGCAATAATATTTGCCATGAAAGCATCATATGCATCTTTCGAAAACACTGCTCTGTTAGGTTTTTTCTTGGATGCCTTATGGATTCTATCGCACATAGTCCCGATATCAGCTTCCGAATCTCCACCATTCGCATCCCATTTTGTCGATGGAACTAAATCGAGAGTTGCTTTTTTCTGATAATCAACGGACACGCCATTATTCAATGTGATGATTCCGGTTGTCATTGCTTGGACAGCTTGCTTTTCAATGGCATTTCTAATTTTCTGAACATTAAACGATTGGGCTTTCGCTGACAAATATGCCAATCCTTCCATTCTCGAAATAGGTTCATATTTCGTTTTACCAGGAAGTTTTTTATTGAGCATATCGGCTGTGATAGGCGACTTTTCAGAATAAAGTGGAGGAGTGAATTCTTTATTAGAATAAATTTCCACGAAATTTACATGAGAATCACCGGACCCGCGCGCGACATCGGATGCAATCAATCGAATAGATCTTGTAATTTCCAATTCAATTTTAGTTGAGTCGCTCACTGAGTTTGGTTCTACTCGGAACAAGCTGGAGAATGCCCCAGCTACCTTATTTTCTTCCATGAATCCATCAAAGAATTCAAGCATTGCCGTTTTAAAAATCATGATTTTATGACCTTCCTTTTATTTTACAGCTAACAACTATTCGTTGTCGTATTGACCAGCGGTAGAACCAGTGATCAGTTCAAATCCTTTCGCTTCGAGAAGGCTTTTAAAAGTTCCACCTCGGACACCAGGGACTACGGTTGCAACGGTTTCAGATCCAGTGAAAACTAGACCTGCACTTCTAACGTATGCAGATTTTACGAAATTGCAATTTGAAACATCACCCGCGGTTGCATCAATTTCTTGAGTCGCAACGTAAACAGGATATTGAGAACCATCAACGGCAGTCGAATCGCATCTTTTAAGTTTGCTTCCAGATGCCGCCGCGATAGTGAAATCAAAATACGCACCAATTCCGAAATCAGTTGAACCATCGGTAAGAGCAAATTTGATTTGATTTGCAAAAGTATAAGAACCACCCGTAGCAGTGATAGAAAAAGTTCCTACCAATACACCATCAGGATCTCGGACTTCCCAAGTGGAATGATGAGCAGCAGCACCCGCCGAAATACATTTAATTCGGTAAACGCCAACTTTCGCACCTGCTAACACTGGAGTCGATGCATCTTTTACACACGTCCCATCACCAGTTCCTGAAATTGCAGAAACCGTTACCGAAGCAGTAGTAGTTTGCATCGATATGATTCCCATTACCGAGCCAACTGGGATAGCCGCACTTGCATCCTGTGCAACCGTCAATCCTCGTTCGCTTAATGGATGATCGAGAATCAAAGGTTGGTTATCTTGTCTTGAAATTACTGGATTAGTCATAGTAATTACTCCTTAAATTCGGAAAGCACCATTTGCTTTCATTTCTTCACGACGTTTTTTTGCATCGTATTTGCTCGCGTCAGCTTTTTCGGCTTCTTCGGCAGCGAGTTTAGCGGCATCGGCAACTGGATCAGTAGTTGATGTTGATACGGCACCTGGATTTGCATTTTTAGAAAATGCTCCATTTCGTAAAGCAACGTCAAGGGAAGGACGAACATCATCGACTCTTTTCCCTTCTGCTACGTATTGATTACATAGTGCTACAAGTTTTTCGTTTTCAGGATCTGCCGTAATATAAGCGTTAAACGCCGCTACCCTATCAGATTCTGATTTAACTCCGGTCTCTTCCCCAAGTTTAAAGACTTGAGCGAAAACATCCGGATGATCAGCTTTTAATGTTTGAAAATCCATTCTTTTTTTCTCCTTTAGATTTTGTCCCGCGCTTGGGGAATTTTCCTTTGTTGTTTTAGTTGCCGTGGCAACTTTATTATCCAATTCGATTGGATCGGTAGACGCATTTTCTAAACTCGTTGGTCTAGGATATTGCATTTTAATTTTTGCAGTTTCGAGTCGATCAATGAGACCAACGGAGACGGCTTTTTTCGCAAGCAAAACTCCACCTTGACCAAAATCAGATTTTACGGTATCAGTAGAAACCTTTCTACCTTCCGCGATTCTTTGAATAAATAACGCTTCCATTTGATCCAAATTTTCAATGATCATTGAAAGACCTGCTTCCGTATTTGGATCAGGTGCTTTTTTAGGAGCGTTCGAAGATGTAATATTTTTTTCGTTCGGATCGATCGACATCGAAACCATTACTCCGATAGATCCAATCATTGAACCTTCGCTAGTTGCTACGATTTCATCTGTTTGACTTGCTAGATATAAAGCCGCTGAACAGCACATAGAATTTATGACTGCCATAGTTGGCTTTTTACTCATTGAAATTGCAACGGCTGTATTATCTAATCCAGATACGTTCCCGCCTGGACTATCAAAAATAAATTTCAAATCTTTAACGGTTGGATCTGAATTCGCTTGATCAACTGCTTTTTGAATTGCCGGATATGTAAGAGATCCGGAAAAACCAAAAAGCATATCGAGAAAAGATGCACTGTTTCGCAATACTCCAGAGATAGGAATAATCGCAGAACCATTTTCGACTGTATAAAATTTCTTATTTGGATCGGTTAAAGAATTGTCGATTGTCATTTTTGCAATCACATCACCCGCAAAAAGTGATAAATCTTTTCGGAGCGCATGACCAATCGTAGATGAGTATAAATCAAAAAAAGATTTTTCGAGTAACCAAAAATTCACGTTTTAACCTTCATTTTTTTACAAGTCCCCGTAAACAATATTTTTTTAATCTTCGGTATTTGTTTCGTCATTTACTTCTTTATTGTCGCTGTTAGACGGACTTCCACCCATCCCATTTGGATTTTTTGGATCAATCGGATTCCCGCGGGATGAGTCTTGAATCAAGTGTTTGTTTGCTTCATACAATAACTCATTTTCATCTTCGAGTTTTTTGACGTTATCTAAAAATTCAGATCCGTTGATTTGTTGTGATTCTCTATCGCGTGTTGAGAATCCTTCTTTTATTCTAGCGGCGGCGGCCTGAACTGTTTTAGTTGGATCGATATCTAATTTCGGAATTCCAATCCAGTCGGCTTTCGTCCATGCGTTCCTGATGTATGGCGACGTATTGAATCCGTTCAAAGTAAGATTCCCAGACCGGACCATCTCTTGCACCCATTGCGTAAAAATAGGATTATTGAGAGACGTATTTTCTTCTTCTCGTTCAATATCGACTTTATTCCAGGTTAAAAGTAATTCGCCTCTATGCGCTGAATAATTCGAATTAAATTTGATCGACATTACCGATTCTGCATACCCTTCCGAAGCTGACATTGTAGACATCATGGTCTGATAGAACATCCCAAAATTTACATTCGGTCTCTGGGTATTATAAGAATTTAATTTTTCGCCTGCTTTCAAAGTTTGGACTATTATTCCAGACGTTTCCGATTGCGCACGCGCCGGTGGGTTTTCCGTTTGGCTTTCTTTGACTTGCGTTTTTTTGACAAGTCCGCTAAGGGCTTTCGATGCGTTTGCTTCGGCACTTGGTTCAATCCATACCGCGATCAATGCATTGACGAGCGCGGCCTGTAATTCTGCGAGTTTATACCCGGTTATTTTAGAAAGTTCATGGAGATAACTAGCGATTGAAGAAATCCCTCGGATTTGTCCGATCTCTTCAATATTTGCACCATGCAACATGAAAATACGATTTGACTTTTTATCATATTTTTCAATTCGGACATAAGTGCCCGCGATATCATCATGGACATAGTAGGCAACTGCTTTGCCGAAGAGATCCATTTCGATTCCATCTACACAAATATTATTTCTTGCTTTGATTTTATCGATATCTTCTAATTTTGTAGGATTTTTTATTTGTTCCGGTCTGACTGGCTGCAAGGCAATAGGGGACATCCTATCAACTTCAGTATCCTTATACCGAACGATGGAAAAATACTCACCTTCTACTTTTCGAAGTTTTCTCAAATGCCTCTGAATTTGGTAATAACTCATCCTACCAGTAATATCAGATTCGGTAGATTCCGCAAAAAGTCGCCATTTTTGTTCAACTTCTTTAACTAATTTCTTTTGATCCTCTTCTTTTCGGTTCGGATCGCATATTTCCCAGACCGGCGTCCATTCGACTTTTAATCCAGTAGATACGGTCAATTCAACCGATCTACCGACTAAGGCACGCGTTTCCGTGGATTCTAACCATGATTTGCGGGATTGCGCGCGGAGTTCTCTTCCATTTTTATGAACGACTTGATACCTAGACATCGCAGAACCAAGCGCATCGGCTGATTTTGCTCCGTTAAATCCCATATTTCCCATGACGGTTTCAAAAGCTGCCATAGCCGTTAGGAATTGATCGGGATATATTATTGATTCGGTCTTAGGTTTGAATCTATCTTTAACATTTTGGTATGTATTGGAGAAATAATCTACGATTCTCATCTATCGTATCCCGCCAATATCGCGAGGAAAATCTACGGAAATGAGACCATTCCCTCTTACATCTTCAAGAAGTGACTCTAAATTATTGAGATGGTTCATTAAATCCTTAAGACTCCGGTTTGAAACCGACTGATTCCCCATTCCATCGGAAACTTGGTAACTATTAATTCCCCGACGCTTTACCATTTCAAGTTTGGTTTCTGCAATTTCGGCAAGTAGTTCTGATTCAGTCCAGGAAGGCATTGATTTTGAAGTTGCTTGGAATCTAAAACCCCGTAAAGAAAAATTTTTTGATAAATAAAGCTAAAAAAACATTGACAAATAATTCCCCCGTATTAAATTAATGACAGGTTAGGAATTAAAAAACATGAAAACTTTTGAAATCGGCAAAATTTACGGAACAAGATCGCTTTGTGACTATAATTGTATTTTTACTTTTGAAGTAGTCTCGAGAACAGAAAAAACAGTAAAACTTAGAGCAAAGGGAGAAAAAGAAATTTTCTCAAAACGAATTAAACGAACTGAAGATGGTCTTGAATGGGTTTACCCAAATGGTCAATATTCCATGGCACCTAGCTTGTCAGCCAATGAATTACTGGAGGCGGTAGCTTAGGCTGCCACTACAAATTTTCATCGCACCAATCCCAAAAAAAATCCCAATCGATTGATTCAAGCCCTGCATCTTTGCACACTTCAAAGGCAAAAATATAAAGTGCTGCCCATGCATAGACCGTTGTATCTAGTTCCTCGTTCCTTCTTCCCGATGAAATCTTTTTCCAAACATATTTTGTAAATCCATTCCGGTCCGTTTCTTTTTGACGATATTCCGAGGCGAGGCCACGGTAAAAACTTTCTGGATAGTTATCTGGGAAATACATGTAGCCGTGAGGGACTTTCCCATCTTCCTGAATGGTTTTTATCAAATTATTATAGATTTCCCCTTTCAGGTAATCTGTATTTACATCTACCCTTTCGATTGGGTAATTTTTTACAGCGAACTTTTGAAATATTGATTTCTTGTCTGAAATTCTAGAGCTCCCCATAACCGGGTAAATTCCGGACTGATATCGCGAACAAAATTCATAAACCGTATCTGTATGATAACCCGCATCTACACAGAAACTTTGAATAGGTTTCCCATTGATCGTCATGGATAGGACATCTTCTAATTGTCGCCATGCCTTCGAACTGATATCTGATGTGTCACCTGGAATCGGTTCATAAGTAATGGATGCGGAAATCTTCCCTACCATTCTCCCATTTTGTTCAATCCTTCCAAATCCGATAATGTGCGCTTCGATTCTATCCCCTTGGACGTCGGCACCTCCCACATAAATGGACGGGGTAAAATTAGGAGGGATTTCCCCAATCACATACCCCGATTTTCTGATCATTATTTTTTCGTAACTAGGAGCATTCACTCGATTTTCGAATGGAAGTCCGAGAACGGTGTTATAAAAGACCTGCAAAAGTTCAGAATTACCTTGAGCAGATAGCCATTCCGAAGCAATCGACTCCCAGGATTGGAATCCGATTGGCGCATAGAGTGAATTCAAATGGAATGACCTGCGATTTGGTTGCATTGGTTCTGCAGTTGGTATCCACTTTGCACCATTTTTTTCTGCAAAAAGCCATGACTTGTCATCGTTTTTATGCGCCGTGTCGCAATGTGGGCAATGAACTCGAACCGACGACTGTATTAATTTGCCGTTATCTTCCCGATCATATCGAAGTCCGCCTTTCCCATTATCATCTGGAAAGAAATTCAGAACAAATAATTTTTTACAGCCTTTGCACGGGACGTTATAATATTCCTGGGATCCTAAAAGAAATCGTTTATAGATTCGGCTGGAATCTTTCATCAACGGAGTGGACCCAGAAACAATCTTTCGAACCCCTTCAAAAGAGTTTGTCCTCTTTTCAGCAGATGACATCCATGATCCTTCGTTTTTTAATTCGGTTTTTGCCGCGTCAATCTCATCCATCAAAAGAAACTGAATGGAATCGTTTCTGAGTTTTGCGCCTGAATTAGGTCCGATACCGATTAGGAACCCGCCCGGGAATTCTTTTCGAGATTTGGTATCGCCTGATTTTTTATTATGTTTCTTTTGAACCTGTGAAAAAATTTTGTGCGCAATCCCTGCCTCTTGAATCATCCGATCAATTCGGAGTTCCATGTTTTTTTCGGCGGTTGCCTGGTCGCCCGAGACGAATAATGTCGGACCTGGATTCTCATCAATGATCCATCCTATTGCATTTTCCAAAAATCCAACCGTGTAAGTGATCTGAGCTCCTTTCATGAAGTCGATAATCTCCGTAGGATTGTGAGGATGTAGACAATCCAATGGGACTCTCATGTAAGGATTGACGGTCCATGAATATGCGCCTGGGAGCCGGTTCAATCCTTCTGGTAAAACCCGTTTTCTTTCTGCCCATTCTGATGGGAGAGCAGTTACGATTTTATCGGGAATTAGATTTTCAATCTTTGATTGCATCCAAGATGCCATTTCTTTTTTGTCGGAAGCTGTTAAAATTACAGAGGTGTCGTTTTCTGGAAGATTCTCGAGAGCGATAAGATCGGATTCAGTTGTGGTCATAAATTAATTTCGCAAAGTTCAAAAAGAATTTTTGCTATTCCTGGGACGATTGAGTTTCCACAGGCTCCAATGCGGTCCAGTTGATTGGGTATCCCATCAACCACTCGCACAAATTCGGGTTCAAATGTCCTTTGCCATTGTAAGTGTCCGTTATTGGCTTGAACCATTTGAGGGAGGCTCC